GGCCGCAACTTCATGCTCACCGGGCAATCAATCTCTGTCCAAGCTCACAGCAGCACCGCAGGCCTCGCGCCTGCGTTCACGCCGGTGGATGCCTTCCGGGTTGATGCAAGCTCGGACACAACCGCGTTGTCTCGCGGCACCGCTCGCCGCGTTCGTTCGAAGCGATCCGCCAGCGAGACTGCCGGTAGCGCATTCAATCAATTTTGCGGCGGCATCCAAGGCGCGAATGGCGCAATTCCGATGCAGCTTATTCAGGCCGGGATCGGAGCCACAGTTCAGAAAGAGCGCAATGAGAGCGCCACCTATCGGAATGAGCGCAACATCGGCATTGCGATGTGTGGGTTCAATCTTGATACGGTCATCATGAACTTCGGCACCTATGAAGTCTCAGACTTCACACCGGCTTACCCAACTGCTCAGGCGGCGCGCGAAGACATTGCCAATCAAGTCGCAATCGAAGTCGCCGAAATTGATGCGTTGGTTATTTCACCTCCGCAAATAATGATCGTGCCTTTGGGCTTGGTATTCAATACGGCCGATGACGTCAGCCAAGAATTCCGGCGCGAACAACTCAAGATGGTGGCCGACAATCCGTCGCGTTACTATCTTGGCCCATGGAACATGCACTGCGAACGCGGCCTGCAGCAAGATGATCGCCAGCCGGTCAGCGACAATTATCACCTTTCCCAGACGATCACCGGGCCGGGCGTTGTGCAGAGCGGCTATGGCCGTTTGCTCGCGATGTATGCCGCGTCGGACAATCACAAGAAGGGATTGACCACAACCAACCGGAACGGGCCGCGCCTCACCGCCGCTCGCCGCGACGGCAACAACATCATCTGCACCTATGACAATCTGGACGGCGGCACATTCGCGATTGAGAATACCGCATACCTTGGCGACTTCCGGGGCGGCCAAGACTTCGGCACCACGTCCACCTTTGGCACGATGCTTCTGCCCAACGGGGCTTTTGTCACGGCCGCCAATGAAATCACCTTCACCTTTGCCAGCACGCCGCCGGCTGGCGTTTGTGTTCGCGCCGCTCACGGCACGCACCCGTTCAGCCGCGACGCGACCACGAAGAATCAACACACCGGAGGCGGCACCAGCGGCACGAGCAGCGCCGTCTATCTGAACATGATTGATCGCGCTTCGATGGTCTGCATCAACTACACCAGCGGCATGCGTTGCCCAGTCCAGCCGACAATCAACGTTGGCGGCGTCATCGGCACCGATCACATCGTGGCAACCGGCTAAGGGGCGCTCCATTGATCCTCACTCACATGCTCGCTTTCTTTGCCGCCGGATCGCCTCCGGTGGTTGTGGACGTTTGGCCGGTGACTGTCGCCGAAGCTCGCGCGCAACTCTCGATTTATGGCGAAGAGTTCGATGCGCAGATCAGCGGCTTCATTCGCGCGGCTGCGTCCATGATCGAAGGCGACACCAACACGATCCTTCGCCGCCGCACGTTTGTGGACGTCTTTTCCAACTGGTCGCAATTCGGATACAACCGGCTGCAGCTTGCTCGCGGGCCGAATGTCGCCATCACCCAGATCACCTATCGCGATGCGGATGGCGTGGATCAAATTCTTGACCCGGCGCTCTACACCGTGTCAGACGTCCACGGCATCGCCAACGTTTTCCCGGCCGGCATTGAGAGCTTCCCCAGCGCCCAGCTCAACCCGGCCTCCATCCGGGTTGAGTATGAAGCCGGCTATGCCGACAACGACGCCGTGCCAGCCGATCTCAAGCAGGCGGCCTTGGTCTTGATCGGCCATTGGTTCCAGAACAGGGAAGCTGTCATCACCGGAACGATCGCGAGCGAAGCGCCGCTGGCGTATAAGGCGCTCACCCGCTGGCATCGAATTGTGAGGATGGGTTGACCGCTCTGGGCCGCCTTGATCGCGTTGTCGAGTTCTGGCGCTTGACCGCGACCAACGACGCCGTGGGCGTTGTGGAGAATTGGGCCAGCAGTGGCACCCGGCTCGCGAGCCTCACCGCTCTGCGGGAAGATGAGCGGGCTGCCACAGGCGTGGTGGAGGCTGTGGAAACGAGGCGTTTCGTTCTGCACTACGATGCATTGGCCCAGTCGCACACGGTCAAGGATCGCATCCGCTTCGAAGGTCGCGACTATGAGATCATCGGCAAGCGTGAGTATCCCGGCCGCCGTCGCGGCTTCATCGAATTCACCGCCGTGGCGAGGGCGTCATGAAGACGACGGCGAGTGTCACCGGCCTCGCTGACCTTGACGCGGCTCTGTTGGAGTTGGAGAGCAAGACGACTTCGCGCAATGTCTTGAAGCGCACGCTCAAGAAGGTGCTCACGCCGGTCTATGATTCGATCGTCGCAAACGCTCCGGAACACATCAAAGACAGCGTGGAGATTTCAGACAAGTTGACGAAGCGCCAAGCATCCTTCGCCAAGAAGATGGGCAAGGCCGGCATTGAGTTGTTCGTCGGCGTCACCTATCACTTGGGGATGCGTGGGCGCACTGCCCACCTGTTCGAATTCGGAACCACGCAACGCACGCGCAAATCCGATGGCGCATCGACTGGATCCATTTCGCCTCAACCATTCATCCGCCCGGCTTGGGATGAAAATAAAGACGGCTTGCTTGACGCTCTGAAAGCTGAGCTTTGGATTGACATCAAGAAGACTGCCGATCGCATCGCCAAGAAGCGGGCGCGCAAGGCCAAGGCTGGAGGCTCCGTTGGAGGCTGAATTTCGATCAATCCTTATCGGCCATGCGCCGCTGACTGCCTACATTCCCGCACCGGCCATTGTCTTCGGCGACGTCGCACAAGGCACTGTCAAGCCGTTCATTTCGATGATGGTCGTTTCCACGTCCAAAGACTTGACGATGGACGGCGCAGGAAGTCTTTGCGAAGATCGCATCCAAGTCGATGTGGTCACGAACAGTATTACTGACACAAGGGCAATTTCTCGGATTGTCTCAAACCTTCTTCACGGTTATCGTGGTGGCGTCTTCAAGGGCATTTTCTTGGGAACGTCACGCGACGCTCGTGAAGGATCGGCCGGCGAAGTTGAGCGGCCATACCGCAGCAGTATAGACTTCTTTGTCCACTGGAGGAATTCATGAGCAACGCAGAAATCGGTTACGGCACCGTTGTCAAGTTCAGCAACGCCGCAGCGCCCAGCGTCGCGACGATGATCACCGTGGCAGAAGTCACTTCCTTCAAGCCGCCTGAATCATCCGTGTCGGAAGTTGAAGTCACCCACATGGCTTCGCCGGATCGCCGCCGCGAGTTCATCCCCGGCATGACTGATTCAGGCAACGCCGCGATGACCATGAACTATGTTCCGGCCAGCGCCACTGACGCGGCTTTGGAAACGTGGCGCGCCTCCGGCGAAGTGCGCGTGGTGACCGCCGACTATCCCAACGGCGCAACTGTGACCTTCAACGCATTCATCCTCTCCTACTCGCCTGATGACATTCCGGTTGACGGCAAGATGACCGCCACCTGCGAATTGAAGGTCACCGGCGCTGTGACCATCAGCAGCTAATTGGAACGAACGTGAACAACCCGCTCGGCATCATCAAGTTGAATTCTCCGAAGTCGGAAGGCGCGGCTTGGCCTGACCAAGTCACGCTGAACCTTGGCATGTCGGCGCTCGCCGAAGTCCAAGCATCCCACAACGAAGCATTCAACGGGTTGATGTCGGGCGTGATCGCGGGCATGCCCGATCTTGGTTGCATCCACGCCTTGTTCACCGCCGCGCTCCGCCGCTTCCATCCCGATCTTGCTGAGGATCGGTATTTTGTCGATGACCTGATTGCGTGCAACGAAGACGCACTGGCCAAGCTGCTGGTCGCGGCTTCGCCCGATGGAGGCAAGGGAGCGCCGGGAAAGCCGAAGCCGAAGACGAAGCCGCTGCGCCGATAGACATCGGCCAGATGCTGATTGATTACATCAGCGTTGGACTTCCTCCGGATCGGTTCTGGGATTTGACGCCAAGGCTTTATGTCTTGGAGTTGACCGGGGCGAGGCAGAAGATGGCGCGTGAGCGAGGGGATTTGTGGGACGCTGCGATGATGTCTCGCCCGAATGTTCCTCCGGTGCCAAGATCAAAGTTCGTTGGAGCTTACGGCCGCAGAGCTTCAACGCCGCCGGCCGATTGGCGGGCGGAGTTTTCAAAGTGGGTGGGTTACGCGAAGGCGCGTGAACGGAAAGGGTAGCAATGGCCGGTTCACTTGTTGGCGCTCTTCGTGTTGCTCTGGGGCTGGATACGGCTGAATTCACCGCCGGAACCAAGAAGGCCAAGCAGGAAGCCGGCGGCCTCGTCAATGACCTGAAGCGCCGCTTCGAAGGCGTCGCCGGATCAGCCAAGCTCGCCACCGCTGCCATCGGCGCGATCGCCAGCGCGGCGCTCGTCATGCAGTTGCGATCGGCCGTCAACGCCATGGACGACTTGTCCAAGACGGCTCAGAAGATCGGCACCAGTGCGCCGGAGCTTGCCAAGCTCCAGATGGCGGCTGAGCTTTCCGATGTGTCGGTTGAGACGCTGCAGAAAGCGATGAACCGATTGAACATCGCCATCACCGGGATTGGCCCCAAGGCGAAGGGCGCGGCGGGCGAGCTTGGCGCACTTGGCATCACCGCTGGAACATCCACAACGGCTGCGCTGGCAAAGGTTGCTGAGCAGTTTGCCAGAATGCCCGATGGCGCTGAGAAGAGCACGCTTGCCATCAAGCTCTTCGGCAAAGCCGGCGCTGAGATGATCCCACTGCTCAATGGCGGCGCGGCCGGGTTGAAGGCGGCGGCGGATGAGGCTGAACGCTTTGGCCTCGTGGTGGACGGGAACACGGCGCGGGCGGCTGAGCAGTTCAACGATAACCTCACCCGGCTGGGCATGCTCAGCGAAGGCGTCACCCGCCAGATCGCCGCCGGCTTGCTTCCCACTCTCGCAGCCATCACCGATCGCCTCGTGGACAATGCCCGCGTGGGCGGCACATGGATCAAGACTGGCCAGATGATTGGCCTTGGCATCGTGAACATCGGCGAGGCAGCGGCCGTCACCGGCAACTTCTTCGGTGAGATGACCCGTTACATGGTCGCTATGTGGCAGGCCGGGAAGGCGCTGGCGAGCGGGCAGGGACTTGGCGCTGTTCAGAATATTCTGAACAACATGAACGATCGGAATATGTTCCAGCGCAAATACATCGAAGCATACTTCGATGCGTTGCGCGCCGACATCAAGAATTTCAAGCCGGGTGAATTGGCCGCGCCCGCCATGAGTAACTTTGAGTTCGCTGGCGGGAAGAATGCGCCCAAGGTCAAGCTGCCAGTTGAGTTTGTCGAGGAAAGTGGTTGGGCGTTGCAGCGCCTCACTGACGCTGGCACACCGGCCGTCTTGCAAGTGAACAATGAAGCTCTTCGCGGCATCGCTGATTCCATGGGTGAGCTCAGCGAGTATGACTTCAGCGTTGATATCATCCGGCCAAAAGTGTTCGAAGACGCAGAGCGATTTGCGCAGGGCATGGCACAGAACTTGAGCCAAGCAATCGTCTATGGCCAGTCGCTTGGCGATGCTCTCAAGTCGAGCATCAAGGCCGCAGCTGCGGAGCTTCTGACGTCTGGGCTTATGAACCTGCTGCTTGGGAAGAGCGTTGGCGGTGTACGGAGCGGCGGCCTGCTGGGCGCGATCCTCGGCATCCCCGGCTTCGCCAATGGAACGAAGTCAGCGCCGGGCGGCTTGGCCATGGTTGGCGAGCGCGGCCGGGAGCTTGTGACCTTGCCACGCGGCAGCCAAGTGGCGTCCAATTCTGAGACGGAGCGGATGATGCGCAACGGCCAAGGCCAGCAGTCGGGCGGCTTCGTCCGGGTGGGCTTTGAGCCGGGCCTGATCGGCACGATGATGGAAGGGGCGGTGGCCGTCTCTCGCGTGGAGGCTCAAGCCAGCGTTCGGAATTTGACGCGCAATCGGCTTGCGGGATCGGAGGCGGCGTGACCGTTGCAAACTACTATCCACTGACGGCTTCGGCGTGGCAGTTCTCAGAAATGAGGTGGAGCCGCCCGGCCGGCGTGATCAGCCAGCGCACGGAGTTCACCAATGCCAACCGGCGCTTCCGGCTTGGCGCGGCTTCGCGCTGGTCGCTAGAAGCCGATCTGGTGCCAACCCGCGATCCGGATGTGAAGCGTCTTCGCCGTTCTGAGATGGACATCTTCAGCGCGCCTGAAAACACGATCTTGCTTCAGATGTTTCCGAATAAGCCGCAAGGCTCCATCGCCAATGGCTTGGTGAAGGGCAGCGGCCAAGCCGGCTTCTCGCTCGTCATCGACAACTTGCCCGCGTCAACCTTGGTCGTGAAGCAGGGCTGGGTCATCTGCGTCTCCGTCGGCGGCCTCCACCACCAAGCTCTGGTCGTCAGCAACAATGCCACAACCAACGGCTCCGGAGAAACCACGCTCAACTTCACAACGCCTCTGCGCGCTTCGCCGGCCGATAACGGCGACGTCCACATTCAGTTCCCGTTCATCATGATGAACTTCCTTGATGACGTAATGGGCTGGAAAGATGGAATGGCCGACATCACCGAAGCCGGCGGCACAATCAAATTCGTGGAGTCATTCTGATGCCGATCACACCGGCCGCGATTGAGGCTGGACTCAACCTTGCCATCCTGATCCTCGCCGACTTCGTTGACGAGCCGATCCGGGCGGCCTTCTCGCCGATGCCGGTGACCGTTCCCAACCTGCTGTCGGGCGGCGACGCCGACTGTTGGAACCAAACATTCTCCTGCGTGGATGACCGCGTGCTTTCAATCAGCGCACCATCGCATGGCGCGGGTGGATCGGAAGGCGTGCGCCTGACAATCGCAACCGATCCGGTGACGGGCGGCGAGTTGCTGACCGCAATCGAAAATGAGGCGCTGTATGTCGGGCGCAAGATCAGGATGTGGCACGCGATCGTGAACAACAGCGGCGTCGCCATTCACATCCAAGCTCGCGGCATTGCTTACATGACCTCACCTTCCCAGACCGCTGATCGCTCTTCATTCATCATTAACATGGATGCTGAGAATTACTTTGCCGTCTTCGCCGGGGCGCAGGGCAGGACTTATTTGAACACGAAGCTCTGGGACGCAGGCGACAGTGCCGGGGCTGTGGGCCGGGGCATGGCCGGGCAATCGGCTCCCGTCTTCGTGGGCGGCGGCGGCGGCATGCGTTATGACCAGTTGGTGAAAGAGAAATGATCATTGAGCGTCGCCACCCAGAGTGGGAAAGCCGTTGGGCCGCTGTGCGTGATGCATGGACTGGTCGCGTCCACAAGCCGGCCAACGGGAAGGATTGCGCCGCGTTCGTCTTGGCTTCGATAGCGGCGGTGAGCGGGCGCAAGCTCGCCGTGCCGAAGCTCCGGCGCTACAACAGCGAAGCCGGGCAGACGCGGGCCATGCTTGAGGTCGGCTGGAATGACCTGTTGGACGCGGCCGATGAGCTTCTGGGCGATCGGATCGCACCGCTGGCTGCGCATCGCGGCGACGTCGTGAGCGATGGGTCAACACTCGGCATCATGGACGTGCGCGGCGCTTGGTTTTTCGGCGAAGGCGGCATGGTGCAGATTGATCGGATCGCATTGACGGCCGCGTGGCCGGTTGGAAGGGCATTCTAATGGGCAAGGTTCTGAAGCCTCTTGCGTTGATCGCAGGCCTTGCGCTGCAGTTCATTCCCGGCGTGGGCAACGTGGTCGGCGGGCTTCTGCTTTCCGTTGGCCTCAGCGCCACGGCCGCTACGATCGCGTTGGGTGCCCTCACCATCGGATTGCTGGGCGTGGGAAGCACGGCGCTGAAAAGCGGTCGCGCGCCAACGCTGACGGCATTCGACCCAACCCAAGTGAACGTGGATCAGGCGACGCCGCGCAAGCTGGTCTTCGGTTACACGGCATTCCCGTTGGACATCCGCTATGCGGAGCCGTCTGGAACGAATGACGAATACGTGGACTACATCCTTGTCCACGCCGGTCACAAAGCGCACGGCTTCGATAAGCTCTACATTGACAATGACCTTGCATTCTCCGGCGGCGCGGCCGTCGGCAAGTATTCTGGCTTCCTCTGGATTGAGTTCATCCCTGAAGCCGGAGCCGGCGCATACCACACGGTCAATGGCGGCACCACTTGGAACAGCACAACTCGGTTCACCGGCTGCGCCACGATGAAGCTGCGCATTCGCCGAAGCCAGATCAGCAACAGCCAGCCGTCGCCGTTCGCTGGCGGCTTGGCCGGGCGTCTGGTCGCGGCCGGTTGGGGTATGCCGGTCTATGACCCGGCCAAGGACAGCACCGTGCCGGGCGGCTCCGGATCGCAGCGCGCCAATGTCAACTCCACGTGGCAATACGCCGTCTCCGGCGTGGATCGCGGGAACAACCCGGCGCTGGGCCTGCTCTCATATATGTTGGGTTGGAAGATCAATGGCGTGCCTTCGGTCGGCATGCATGTCAGCCCTGATCTCATCAACTTGGCGAGCTTCGGCGCGGGCGCGGCGATCTGTGACGAGGCGGTGGCGCTGCTGGGCGGCGGCTTCCAGCGCCGCTATGAAATCGGTGGGAGCTTCACCGATGCCGATGACCCGTTGGCTGTCCAGAAAGTCTTCTGCGATGCGATGTGCGCAGAGATTGATGACTCATCCGGGCTGCTCGCTCTCCGGATCGCGGTGAATGATCTTGCCACGCCGGTGATGACCATGGGCATCGAAGACATTGTGTCGGCATACGACTGGCAGAAGTGGCCGGGCGGCGCTGAGTCAAAATACACAAAGATCATCGGCCGTTATTCGGATGCCAGCGAGGCGTCCAAGTTCGCCTTGATTGATTATGAGGAAGTCGATGTGCCGCGCACGGCGATCGTGCCACGCATCCTTCAACGCGACTTGCGCTTGGTGCAAGACGGCCGCCGCGCGCGGCGCATCGCCAAGATGATTGCCCAGCGTCAACTGTGGCTCGGTGAATTCTCTGTTGACATCGGCATTCGCGGCTGGGCGCTTCAGCAAAATGACGTCGTGCTTTGGACGCTGGCAATTCGCTCTTGGACGGCCAAGCCGTTCCGGGTGCGCCAGATCAGCTACAACCCGGATGGCACTGTGCGCGTTGTGTTCCGTGAAGAGGATGCCAGCTTGTTCGCTTGGAGCGCAAGCGAAGGGCCGGCGGTCACGGCCATCACGCCGCCGATCTTCGATAGCCGGAATGCGGCCACGCACTTGATGGCGGGCATTCAAGCCGGCGCGACCCGCACCGTCTCACGCGGCGACTACAACGCGGGTACGACATACTTCCGGGGCGATGAGGTCATTCTCAGCGGCTCTTCATATCGCCTGATCGTGGACAGCAGTGTCGGCAACTCGCCGCCGGATGCAACCCGCTGGGTGCTCTTCGCGGCGGCAGGAGCCGGCACGCCGGGAGCGCCGGGCGATGACGGGCTTGATGGCATCACCGTTCTTGTCTCCAATGAGGCGCACACCGTCCCAACCAACGCAGACGGCAGCGGCGGCACCTACACGACGGCCGGCGGAACGATGACGCTGCTGCGCGGGGCCACCACGCTCGCTCCGTCATTCAGCATCGCGGCTCAGTCGCCGAATACCGGCTGGGCAAGCATCAACGCAAGCACCGGCGTTTACACCGTGACCGATCCCGGCGCGGCGCTCGCCACCGCGACTTTGCGCGCGGCCTTCGGCGGCGTGAATTACGATCGCACATATACACTCGCCCAATCGCGCAAGGGCTTGGACGGCTCGCCCGGCGCTCCCGGCACTCCCGGCACTCCCGGCCTTGATGGCGATGACGGGCTTGACGGCGCTGACGGGAAGATGATTCAGTTTGTTTGGCAACGCTCGCCGGTTGGCACTCCGGCCACGCCAACTGGCAATGGCATTCCTTCCGGTTGGAGCGACAACCCGCCCGCCGGCACCGATCCTCTTTACATGAGCCGTGGCAAGCAGGAGTTGGACGGCACTTTGATTGGCACTTGGTCTGCTCCGATCCGGCACGATGGCCCACCGGGCGCTGACGGCGATCCGGGGCCAGCTGGGCCCACTGGCCCGGCCGGGCCGTCAGCGCCGCCCGTCGCTTCGCTGTCCACTGGCGCGGCTCAACTCGATCCGGTGCGCCTCACCAACGGCCAGACGGTGACGGCAGCAGCGGAGTTGTATTTGAATACCGGCGGCGTCTCCGGCATCTGCAGCCTTGAGCTTCAGATCAGCGAAGCCGGCGCGGGCAGCTGGGCGACGATGACCGGCGGCTTTGTTGACAACTCTGCCACCAGCGAGCCAACCAGCGAAGCGGTTGAGTTGGTGATCAGCGGCGCGACGTTTACCAACTCCGGCGCTGATCGGTTGTTCGACATTCGGGCCGTGTCTGTGCGCCGCTCGCGTTCAATCAACGTGCCGCCTTCTTATGTTCGGGTGATCTGATGTGGATTGTAACCAATGACGAAACCGGGGCGATTGTGACCGGGCCAGTCTCCGAAGCTCCAACGGCCGGAGAAGGGGAGACGCTGCGCCGCGTTCCGATCACCACCCGGTGGAGCGTCACCAAGCGGGCGTTCGTGGATGATGCTCGGTGGGTGACCAAGTTCGAATACCAACGGCTCTGGCCCAAGCCGGCGATCGCCGCAGTGATGAACAGCGCCCACCCGGAAATGGCTGCGGCTTGGGCGTCATTCCTCACATGGGAAGGATTGATGAACTTGGATGACGAGGAAGTGCAAGGCGGAATTGATCTCGCGGCCTTCCTTGAAATCTTGACCGCCGATCAAGCACAGCGGATCAAAGACGGGTTGCCGCCGCTGTGACGGCGCTTCCCCTTTATTTAGTGTTACTTAACAAATTACTTGCCTTGACTCAAGTGCACACTTCGGCGATCTTGCGGAAAGGATTTCCACGCTAAGGGGAACTGATGGTGTCGCAGGTGAATGGGCCGGTAACGCACGAAGCGATCGCACTTCAAATAGGCGCGATCGCCGGCCAGCTGAGCCAGATGCAAGCGCAGATGAATGGCTTGGCAGTTTGCCCAGCTGCGATCGCCGATCTGACGACTGAGTTCAAGTCCCACAAGCTTGAAATGAAGCCGGTGGCAGATGCCTACCAAGCCGGCCGGATCGGGGCGAAGGCGATGGCGTGGCTTGTTGCAATGTTGGTTGGCCTGTCAACCCTGTATCTCGCCTTTCGCGCGCCGCACCAACCGATCGTTTGATTGGCCCTATTGGCCAGCCGTGGCCAGCCTGTGGCATCGGCGAAGTCAGATGGACAACGGGGCCGGGCGCTGAACGCCTGCCAAGGCTGGCCAAATTTGACCACGGAGGCTGATGATGATTGAATGGCTCAAGGATCGGTGGCACGAGCGCAGCACCAAGCTCGCCATCGCCATCCTCATTCTGCTCTGGGTCGCGGCGATCGCTGCGAGCTTGCTGGTGCCGCCGGATCGTTGGCCGCAAGTCAAGGAAGCTCTGGAGTGGCCGATTGGCCTTGCGTCCAGCGGCGCTCTCATGGCCGCCATGTCCAACACTTCCAAGGGAAAGAAGCCGCCATGCGAGACGGAGTGAAGCTCGCCCTCATCGCAGCGGCCGTCATCGCCCTGCTCGCGGCAATCGGCACCGCGATCTTCATCAGCGTCGGCGATCGCGACGCAGCCCAGAATGCCGCCATCAAGACGGCTGATGTGACTGTTGAGAAGCGTGGCGAGGCGGCGGCCGGCGCTGCCAAGGTTGTGGAGAAGCACTATGAATATCGGCGCGACATTGAGCGCATTCGTGATGCCGGGTTGGCAGCCGTTGCGGCGGCTCCGGACGATGCTGCTGGCGGGGCTGCTGTGCGTCAATCTCTCTGCCTGCTTGACCCGGCCAGTTATCACGAACATCCCGCCTGCCAACTGCAGTGAGCTGATCCCGCCGGGCATCGCAGCAGCGATCGCCGGCACGCCTTTCCCGGCCGGCGACACGACGAAGGATTGGCAGGCCTTCGGACTATCGGAAGGCGCGGCGCGGGTGATGGCCAACCGAAGCAAGGTTGATGCCATCGACATCGTGAAGATTTGCGAGCGCAAGGATGCTGAACTGCGCGCCGCCGTGACCAAGCGCAAGAAGTTTCTCGGCATCTTCTAGCTGACTGTCGCCATCCAGATCGCGAAGCAAATGACCAAGGCCGCGAAGATCATGATGCGGCCAAGCCACAGCCAGTCGTCATCGGCCGGCGGCGGCATATCATTCCGGAGCATTGGCTGATCCTTCGCTTGCTTTGAGTTGGTTCTCAATGTTCATGGCGAGGCGATCTAGCGCGGCGGCGTGATTGCGCGCGATCGCGGCGGCCTCCCATGCCCGGTCGCTGCTCGCCTTTGACGTGCAATACATTGATGATCGCGCGGCCATTGTTTCCTTGGTGCGCACGAGGGGCAGCGCGAATTGGATTGCGGCCAGCAGCCGCTCCATCCGCTCGCGCCGATCCTCGCTCACAGCGTCACCAAGATCGCGATGATCAGGATGACGGCCGCCGGGGCGCGCCACTCGCCGCTCCGGATCGCGTCTTTGAGGTGCTTCTTGAACATCACTAGTCTCCGTGGTTGGCCGCCCGGCTCTCACCGGGCGGCGCGGCGCTCAGGCCTTGGCTTCGTCAAGATTGCTGATGGCGTCATCGAAGGCGTCATCACCGGGGAGTTCTGACGGCAAGTCAAAGTCAACGATGGCATCCAGCGCCTCCATGGCCGCGTCCAGCGCCTGAACGGCCGCCTCTGCGGTCTGGGCGCGATCGGACTGCTGCAGGCTCTCCGGCATGTTGTCGATGTATTCCTGCTCTTCGTCGCGCACCGCTTCAATCTCATCCTTGAAGTCGCTGATGCCATCCTTGAACTGGGTGAACAGGACTTCGAATGCATCGAAGGCTTCCAGCACCTTGGTGTATTCGGTCTTGCGCTTCTCAGCATCTTTGATCAGAGCGTCAATGCTCTTGCGGCGGTCTTTGTTCATCGTTCTGTTCCTTCTGGAGTGTCAGCGCCGGGCCAATCCCGGCGCTGAGCAGTCTGGCTTCAAACTCAGTTCACGTCAAGCAATGACGTTTCACTCTGCACCTTCAAACTTGCAGCGGCCTCCATCGCATAAAGCTTTTCAAAGTTCATGTCGTCAGCTTCCCACGCAGCGGTGGCGGCTTGGAGAGCTTTGAAAAGATCGGTCATCGGGCGTTCCTTAGTTCTGCGTTGATGTCCCCTTAGAAACCATTTCCGGCCGGTGGTCAAGAATTATTTTCACAGCCCCAAAAGAATTGCGTCAGCCACTTCCTCTTTGTTCTGGAGCGACGCGGCGATGCGTTCG